GAACGTGACATCAGCCTCATCCTTCACAAGCATGGGTTGCCGCACTACAAAGTTCGCAACCCGCGCGTGTTTCAGACGGCCATGGTCCATACGACCTACGTCCGTCGCACCGACTATACGACGCCAGACGGTCGTCCTGCCAGTCTGGCCCCGTGCCCCCCAGGGGTCATGCCGCTCCAAGATGAATCCTACGAATGCCTTGAGTTCGAAGGAGACTCCGTCCTCGGGTGCTGCGTCGCCACCTACCTCCGCAAAAAGTACCCCGAGCGCAAGCAGGGCTTCCTCACCGACGCCCGCAAGGTTCTCGTGAACAACGAGTGTATCGGTGGCCTGTCCAAGCATCTGGGCCTGGAGAAGTTCTACGTCATCAGCCGGCACAATGAGGAGTCCCCTGCGATTGCGGGTCGAGCCAACCTCAAGAAACTGGGAGACATCTTCGAAGCCTTCTTGGGTGCGCTGTGGACGGACTGTGGCCAGCGGTTTCAAATCGTCTATACCTTCGTCACAACTGTTCTCGAGGCCTATCTCGATATCGAGGACAGTGTGGCTGAACCCACAAATTACAAGGACTTGTTTCAAAAGTATTGTCAGCGGGAGATGAAGTGTACTCCCGTGTATGCCATGCTCTCGAATGATCCCAAGAAGGGTGAGATTCGAGTGGCGGTCTGCGACGCAGAGGGGACGCAACTGGCCTATGGGCATGGTCCGACCCGCAAGAAGGCCGAACAGATGGCCGCCCACCTAGCCCTTACCGCCGCCGGCGGGTTGACCTCGCCGTAGGCCGACGACGGGTCTTCCGGGCTTTCGTCCCCCCGGCCTTGGGGTGGTCTTTGTAGTAGTTCTGCCGAGCGTTCCGAAGTTTGATTCTGTACAACTGAAACCGATTCACCGTCATGCGGACGGATTTTCCGCTTTCGAGTGTGGTGAGAAACTCAATCGCCTGCTCGGTCGAGATGTTTCCAACGGACGGCATGTATCCCTTGCTCGCCTTCTGTTCGCGGAGAATGGGAATCATCGATGCATTGATGACTTTCATCATCTCCGGCGACATATGAAACCCCCACTCCTGGTTTTGATTGGTTGTTTTCTGCGTCATGTCAAAGAGGTCCTCGAGGAGGAGACGAAGGTAGGAGTCGGCCTGTTGAGTCAGACTCATCTTTATTGGGGAGAGAGGAAACAATCCTCTTTCGAGAGTATAAATGGCAGCAAAACTCACCCCGGAAGCCCAGGCCCTCGTTGGAAAGAAACTCCACGTGACAAAGACGACTCCGGACAAGACCTATATGATTGCACTTCCAGGCGTGAACCCGGTGACCCCCGCCATGCTCTTCAAGGGAAAGGTCCTCTCGTTCGCATTCCCCGACAATGAGAAGAGCATGATGGCGACCATCCCGATTCACCTCAAGGTTGAGGTCGACGCAGAGACGCAGTCCAAGTGGGGACTCACAACTCCCATCATGGAATGGGATGCCGCCCCTGAGAATCTCCCTATTTTTGAACTCCCGAGCGGAGGCAAGCGGAGGCGCACAGCCCGCCGGGGTGGTCGTCGGACCCGGGCCGGCGTGTCCCGCCGCCGCTAGACGCTCCCGACTGTTGAACCCTTATGAACATCCCCACTGAGGCCCACACCCACCTCGAAACTTTTTCTGGGTGATCAAGCGTTTCTTCCGATACCGCTTGATCGTCCGGCCCCGAGAGTGAAGCACAGACGTCGTACAGATCGCAATGGCTGCAGACTCCTTGGTCGAGCCTTTGCGGGCTTTGACTGTTGACCGGACCGACTTGACACACCGATTGAACGTGGTTCCCAGGGTGCGACGTCCCGCCATCATCGACGGTGACGCAGGCATTTATCCCATGGGTAGAACAGATTCCCGCGGACACCCTGGAGGTAGATTTTATCCTCCGACAGTATAAACACAAATGGGAGGTGGTCTTCTTCAGCTCGTCGCCTATGGCGCCCAGGATGCCTACATCACGGGAAATCCCCACATCACCTTCTGGAAGGTGCTCTACAAGCGCCACACCAACTTTGCGATTGAGGCCATGCGCGTCAACTTCACCGGTGCGCCCGCCTACGGCCAGCGTCTCGTGGCCGTGGTCAACCGCAATGCGGACCTGGTCTGGAAGACCTACGTGGAGGTCTCTCTGCCCGACATGACATCTCCTGCGGTCGACCCCGTCTGGACGTCGGGTGCCCAGCGTCGTATCGGCTACCTTCTGCTCAAGAAGATCGAGGTCGAGATCGGTGGCCAGATCATCGACACCCACTACGGTGAGTGGCTCTATCTGTGGGAGACCCTGACTGCGGACTACGATACGTCCGTGAAGCTGGACTCCATGGTGGGTGGGTCTCTCGGTGGCACCTCGACGGCTGCGCTGGCCTGCCGTGGTCGCCCCAACGTCCTGTACGTGCCCCTCCAGTTTTGGTTCAACCGCAACCCTGGTCTGGCGCTCCCCCTGATCGCCCTCCAGTACCACGAGGTGCGCTTCAACATTACCCTCGGGGACTCGACAGACCTGGTGGCCTCGACCAACTTCTCCAACCTCAACGGGGCGGCGTCTGCGCTCCCGGCTCCCCGGGACATGGCACTCTACCTCGACTACATCTACCTCGACGTCGACGAGCGTCGCCGCTTCGCCCAGGAGAGCCACGAGTACCTGATCGACCAGATCCAGTACACGGGCCAGCAGACGATCACGACCTCTTCGGCTCGTATCGATCTGACCCTCAACCACCCTGTGAAGGAACTTGTGTGGGTCTTCCAGGATGCGCGCAAGACTGACTGCGGCTCGGATCTGACCATCAGCACCGGCTACACGCAGCCGTTCAGTTACAATGACATCGTGAACCGCTGCCGCATCCAGCTCAACGGCCAGGATCGCTTCGATGAGCGCTTCGGCGACTACTTCTGGAAGGTCCAGCCCTACCAGCACCACACGGGCGGTGCCTTCTGGCCCACCAAGAACGCCCAGTCGATTGCGAACGCCCTCTCTGTGTCGGGCAGCCCCACCGCTCTCACTGGTTCGTTCACGCTCGATGATGCGACGAGTGTGACCCACACATTCGCGCTGACATCTGGAACTATCTCGCCTGGAATGGTCCTCAACGGAGTGGCTGCATCGGATCTTGTCATCACTGCGGTGACCTGGGCAACTGCCACAACGGGAACGATCACCACGGCAAGCTTTAACTCGACGGCGTCCGCGTACACGTCCTCGTACCCGACTGACCTGACCTACCGCACTGCGGGCACGCAGCCGGTGACCTCCACGGGCACGCTCACCACGCTGGCCCAGACCTTCGAGACGGCGAACCCGATCAACGTCTACTCCTTTGCAATCAGCCCCGAGGAGCACCAGCCGTCTGGCACCTGTAACTTCAGCCGCATCGACAATGCGACCCTGGTGTTTGACAGCGTGGCGTCGGGGGTTGCAGGCACCTTCCCCAGCAAGAACTACCCGTACAACTTCCGGATCTATGCGGTCAACTACAACATCTTCCGCATCATGTCTGGCATGGGTGGTCTGGCCTACTCCAACTAAACGTCGGGGACCTCTCGAGGACACCCGACGAATGCATAATACAGGGCAAGACCCATACAATAGACAACAACGCCGAGGACGAGGGCTGCTAGAATCTCCATACTAAACACAATGGGAATTCCTCGGATCTACTGGTATGTCCTTCTCATCGTGATGCTCGAGACGATGGCGATGTCCTGCTTCAAAAAGAGCATCGATAGCAATGCCTTCTTTGCGGTAGGGGTTCTCTTCTATGCGGCGGTGGGGTATCTGCTTCGGGTCACCATGAATGCGTCTGGCATGGCCATGACAAATGCAATCTGGTCGGGGGCGTCTGTTCTTGCGACGACGATTGTGGGAATTCTTCTCTTCAAGGAGACGCTCCATGTCCACGATTATGCGGCCATCGCCCTCATCGCATCCGGAGTGATGATTCTCAAGGGGACGGACTAGGGTAGGGGTCCCGCCGCAACCGATCCAACGCAACAAGCGAATAGACAAAGACAGGGCGGAGTTCATCGACTCCATCATAGGCAACGAGGACACACCAGTCCGGATCCTGCCCAGACCTTGCGTACCCCTGCGCAGCAAGGAAGACAGCCTGCTCGGCCATTGCAAACGTGACAAAATACCGAATGTCGTCCTGAGAGTGGGCCTGATGCGGAACGAGAATATACAACATCCTTACCTAGATCGCAGGTCAATCTCTGTAACCTTGGTGTTCGGCTCGCATGAGCCAATTCCAAGCGTTTGTTGAACCATCACGGGAACGGGTCCTGACCCCGGGCAGTTGGCATGGTCATAGCCCAACGAGTGACCCATTTCATGACTGACCATGTACTGGCGATACGCTTCAAGCGGCAGTCGACTCTTGGGCGCTCCATGGGTCCACCGGTCCGCATTGAGCCAGATGTCGGTTCCTCCGAGAATGGCGCAGGACAACTCGTCTTCCACACAGCCTGCCGCCTTGATCGCCTTCGGACTTGCGAGACGAATCAGTTTCGCAGGACCAGTGGCCGCATACTCAAACCGATGCCACCGAGCCCATCCATCCGGATCGTGGAGGTAGATGGTGACCTCGTCCCGGAACGTGTCCTTGGAATAGGACACATCAGGGTCCACTTGCGTTCGAAACCGAACGACCTTCATTATCTTCCCCCACGGGATTTTCCGGACAGAGTCGAGGAACCAACGCCGCAAGGGTGTCCTGACATCCATGCATGTACGTCTGAACCTGCCGCCGCCACTGATGAAGGGTCGTGGGGTCCGACTCCCACGTGCTACAGTCTCCGGCCTTTGGAGGGTCGAAGCGAATGTACTG